GCCCGGGCTTGAGGACGATAAAATACCCGTCCATGTAGGTAAGCGAAAATGTCCCTGTCGGAAAATCAATGCTGGTGATCAAAATAAAATCATACGCGAAATTCGGGAGCGGAGCGTCCGGGGGATTCGCCGCCATATCCGCGAGAAAAAACAGATACCCATTCACGCCGTCAACGATCATCACCTGTGTGCCGTTGTCCGACATTTCCACGAATCCCGAATCGGTGGTGAGCGTTCCGCGCAGTAGCGTGGTTCCATCCTCGAAAATTTCCATGAAGCGATCATCTACCACCGCGAACCCGCGCCCAACGCTGGTGGCAATAAATCCGCGGCCCTCACCCGCTCCGCAATCCGCGAAGGATACCATGCCCGGTGTGCCGAGCAGTTGTGCGCTTGACTTGCTCCCCGCGCCCGCCGCCTCAAGATACAGATTGATGCAGTTCTGCACATCCAACCGCCTGATCTTCGAAGCGTAGGCGGGGCCAATGAATGGGATCGCGTTGTACTTCACAACTGATCACCCTCACGAATAGAAAATGTCCTGTTCCGTGAGTATGAGTTCAGCGTGACCGGGAAATTTGAATCTTGCGGAAGGTGCAATTCCTGCACATTGTTCCGCTTGTAATCCGCCTTCGATTTGATCGCGATGGCTTGGACGGTCTGATTCGCCGCCCGTCCCGTCCATTGGGGCGCCATTTCCACCGCGCAATTATAGACCAGCACCTTGCGCAATCCGGGCGCGAGGTCGAGTTGGCTCGACCCCTCCGCGAATGTCGCCATCACTTGCATGTAAAACAGATTGACGGTCGTTGTCACCACCGGGATCGGAAGCAGAAAAATCGTTCCCTGTGGCATATCCGGGCGGTAATACAGATACCGGGGTGGCCCATTCGTATCCTTCGATCTGTAATCCGCAAATTGATCCTGTTGAATCACTTGCAGATAAATTTCAGAAGTCCCCGATAGATAATTCGCTTTTTCAATCCGCAACGGTCGAGGGATATTAAACGATCCGGGCGGAAGTGGCGACACTTCACCGATCCCACGGAACGCCGCGAACGCGGGCCATGTCACCGCCTCTTGTCGGAGCGCCCGCGTCATTTGCCGCTCAAGCGACAACTGTTCGATCACATCGTTGAGGATGCGAACGCCGTCCACCGCATCGTTGCCTTGGGCGATGTCTACCGCGCCAATCGCCCGGATCAGGCGAAGGGCGTCGGTGAGTATTTCATTCGCTGAAATCAGCATTCGGCTTTATTCCTTTTTGGCTTTGGTCGCCGCCTTACTCTTTACCGTTCCCTCCGAATCACGCGATCCCCATCCCTGCGCCTCCGCTACTTTCTCCGCCTCCGCATCCTTCACGATGCGCCCGCGCTTGCTCCCGGTTTTGTAGAGCATCCGGGGATATTCAGTCGGTTGTGACCGGGTGATGTATCCCTTCCGGGTAAGGGTTTCAAATTCTTTTTGGTCTTTCGCCTCTTTGGAACTCTCATGTTCCCCGTCCACGAATCGATCCATGTGCTTCGGGAAACCGGGCTGTACTTGTGATTGTCCTCGCATGTGGTTCTCCTGTTGAAACACGCCCAACACGGGCGCGGTATGATCAAATTATAGTCGCTTTTCCATTTCGAAGCAGGGGCGGCGCTTTCTCCGAGTAACCAAGGAGAACCACCACGCAAAGCGCCACGGAGGACGCCGCCCCTTTTCGATTTATCCGAGGACCCGAACGCCCATGCGTTTGTAGAATCCCGCCATGCCGAAGAACATGTCCATGCGGGCGACTGCCTGCGTGGTCATGACGTCGACATCGCGCATCAACCGCATGGAATAACCCATGTAATTGACCGATTCGCAAATGTCCAAGCCGTTGAACTTGGGCAAGGGAACGCTCACGATACCCGCCGCATCCGTATGGAGCGCGAGGTTTTGACGCGAGAATTCCGGGGTTGCGACCACGGGACCCGCCGTGCGGAGCGTGATGTCCGCATTGTCAGCCGGGGATGCGCTCACCGTGGCATAGGGCCCGGTGATCACGATGGCGGGGAAGATCGAAAGGGTGATGTTCCCCGCGATTCCCTGCACCGTGGACTGGATTACGAAGTCCTGCAACTCTCCCGTGTCCTGACCGGACAAGCGATCCACGCTGTTGACGCCTTCGATGTTGATCACCGCGCCCTTGTTGAACCCTTCGGTTCCCGTCAAGGTGGCGATCAAGCTCGATCCCGTCTGTCCCGCGCCGTTCACTTCCACGATCCCGGTCAACGCCTGATCCTGATAGGCGGCGATGTTCCGGTCCATGTAGACATCGAACCCTGCCGCCCGGGTCACCAATCCATCGCGGAAGGTGTCGGACTGCAGATTTGCGGGGTTGAATCCCGCTTGGAAGGTGGAACCGAGGAAGCGGTTTGCCTTCGGATCGATGATCAAGTGACGCGAACCGGGGCCACGGGGGGCGCCGAACCGATCCAACACTTCGGCGGCGGCCGCCACGGCGTCGAAATCGTCCGGGGTGCTTCCCGCCACTCCCACGACATTCGGGAACAGGGTTGCGAGGAAATTGGACACGCGCACATCGAGTTCATTCACCAATGCATCCGCCATCGCCGGCACGAATTCCTTGCGGGCTTCTTCCGGGGACAGGGTCAAGGCATGCTCGATGTCATCCAACTCGATCGGGACGCTGATGTACTGATCCATCGTGACATCCACCGAGGTTTCGGTGAAGTCTTGGATCAGCCCCGTGACATCCGGGCCATCCACGGCGCGGAGAATGGTGGGCTTGCGAACGCGGATCGTCTCGCCGATGCGCGGGGTTTTGCTGGTGTACTCGCTGGAATAGCGACGATTGACGCAACCCGCGACCGCCGTTTGCGCGGCAACGCGGAAAAGCACCTCACGGGCGATCCAGTTTGGTGAAAGTTTCTTGAGTGTATTTGCCATGATGTCCTTCCAAAAATGTTTTCCAGAAGGACCCCGGGAGCGTGATTGCTACCGTTTCCGCTTCTGGCGTTCCAACCTCTCCCGCTCCACGAACCATTCTTTGTCGGTCATCTTGCTTTCCGACTTCCGAACGCTCGACCGCGATGTTCCCGGCCTGTCGATAGGCTCGCGAGAAGTGGGCGCACCGCTCGGCGGTTCCTCATCGTCACCGCCAACTTGTTCTTGGATTTGCGTTTCCAGCTTTTCGATTTCAGCAGTCATTTCCCGAAGGGAATTGATGCTCGAAAGCCGCGTTACTTCTTCCGGTTCATTGCCGAGTAAGTATTGAACCTCGGCACCGTGTTCGGATTCGACGATACAGCGGGCTAGCAGAGCGGTGAATTTCAGATCCGGTTTTGTGATCACCGCATCGAAATCTTTGTGCCGGGTTCGCGCTTCTGCTTGCTGGTCGACGAAGTCCTCGCAAATATCATAGTTCGCCCCGGTCAATTCTGCAAGTACTTTCGCTTGTGGTGGTCTTTCTCCACTCTCTCCCGGCTTTTTTCCGCCATTTTTGGCACGTTCCGCCGCTTCCGTGGCATCCTTCGTGATCTTTTCCCGCCGCGCTTCGTCCCTGACATTCCACGCCGCCCACGCTTTTGCGCCCTCTTTTCTGTCATCGAACGATTCCAGATCGGGCTCGACATCCTCCGCCGCGCTCCGCGATTCCGTGTGTCCAAGGAGACGGGAAACATTGTCATTCAATTCCTTGATCATGTGCTTCTGCTCGCCGATCAACTTGAATGCCCGTTCTAATCCATCGTTGCGCCCTCCCGCTTTGCGCTTTTCCATGCGCACCTGTCGCGGGGTTTTTTCCCCTTCGCCCTCTCCGCCCTCTCCCGCGATCGGTTCCGCGCCGGGTCGGGGCGTGGGTTGCACATCCTTGACGTCTGCCGGGGATGGCGCTGTTTCTTCGGTTGCGATGTTCATTGTGGTGGTTCTCCTTCGTCAATTACCTCACCCGGAATTGGGGAAGGTGGTGTTTCATTTTCTCCCGGTTGTGGGGGCATAGGCGGTTCTTCGATTTCCCCCGCTTCCATTCCCTCCGCGCCGGGTTCTTCGCCCGGGTTCGCCATCGGTGACGGCGTAGGCAGGGCGGGGGGCTTCGGTGCGCCAATCCCGCGCTGTTCCAAAGATAAATCGACTTGCGCGAGTTCTTGGTTGATCGCATCGAGTGACGCCTCGACCTCCGCCGCGCCCACTAGCCCCTTGTTGATCTGCGCCACTTCGATCTTGCCCTTGTAATCCAAGTCCGCTTTGTACTTCGCCGCTTCGATCTCCGCCGCCTTATTCTCCAAGGATGCCCGCGCTTTCATCAATTCATCCGTGAGCTTTTCGACCGCTTGCATGATCACGCCCTCGCGGTTCTTCGCGCCCATGACTTCGCTCTGCAATACAGCGACCATTTTTTCTGCATCCTTTTGATCCACCGTGGCGAGGAACTTCGGATCGACCGTCAGTTTCAACCGCGCCGCGAGTTCCTTGAGTTCCGGGCGACCGCCCGCCGCCAATGCGACTAGGATGTCCGGTCCAACCGCCGCCACCTGTGGGATGCCCTTGCCGAGCGCATCCACCATGTCGAGCGTTTCCTGTTGCTGGTTGATAAACGATGGCCCGCTTGCACATCTGACATCGAACTCTCCCACGGAAAGATCGAACAGCACCTTGGTTCCATCGGGCGATATTTTGTTGAACTCGACAAATTTTTCTTCGTCATCCGGTCCAAGGACGCGCCGCAAAGATGTCTTTGTGATCACCTTCCGCATCAAATCAATTCCCACGCGGCATAGTTGCTCGATGGACGAATCCGCATTGTCGGGGTAATGGAACTGCGATTCGTTTCCTTCCGACTGACGCCGCCGAATCGCGATCCCGCTCTGCGCATTGGAAGGTGCGCCGAGTGAATCCTGATAAACACCGAGCGCCGCCATGATGTCCGCCCGCGCCACTTGCTTTGCGTTCACCACGCCCGTTGGGATTTGTGGCGGTTCTTCGTACCGGGGCGGAGGCACTAGATGCCCTTCGTGCGTTGTGGGACGGTAGGTGAGGTTGTCGCTGTCTTCGCTTGCCCAAAGGTGTTCATACCCTTCGATCTGTCCTTCCGCATTGACAACGCGCCGCTTGCTATTCCGTTGGAGCAGTTGCGCCTCCACGCTCGCCCAATAGTTGTACATCGTCTGCGGGTCGCGGGCTTCGCGGGGGATCCCCGTGTAAATGATTCTCCCGTCAGGCAATACCTTTTCATTTCCCACGATCGGGACATAGGAAGGGAACCGCCCGAGCCATATCCGGGACTTGAGGATGTCGCCCGCCGCCACTTTGAACCATTGCCATTCCGGGCGCATCACCTTGCGCCGCCGAATCACATACAACCCACGCTTGCGCAGTTTTTCCTCGGTCTCCACCGACTTAAAAATTTTCATCCCGTTGGACATGAGCCACAGTTCGTCGGGGTTTTCCACCTTCCGCCAATAATTGCGGATCACGATGTCCTCGCCTATAAACCAATTTTTGTACGTGTCATCCTTCCC